TAATATAAGAATGATTACTGGAATAGCCGCCTCAGTTGCTGCAACTGCACAAGGTTTAAGAGCCTTAAAAAGCGGTGGGGCTGCCTCTGGGGGTGGAGATACCTCAACTTCTAGCGGTGGCGGTGGAGCAGCACCGTCCTTTAACGTAGTTGGGGCTACAGAAACAAGCCAACTAGCAGACGCAATAGGCGGACAGACACAACAACCAGTACAAGCGTTTGTTGTAGCAAATGACGTCACAACAGCACAGAGCCTAGAAAATAATATAGTCGAAGGGGCTACTTTATAAAAACAAAATAAATTAAAAACACTTATATATTAATATGCGAATAGTAGAGCTTATCATAGATGAAGAGCAAGAAATAGGGATTGAAGCTATTTCAGTTGTAGAAAACCCAGCAATAGAAGAGGACTTTGTAGCCCTTAAATCACAAGAGTTTAAACTTGCAGAGGTAGACAAAGAGAAACGTATTTTACTAGGGGCTTTACTAGTACCAAACAAGCCTATTTACAGACGGAACGGCAAAGATGAGTATTACATATATTTCTCAAAAGATACGGTCTTAAAAGCCTCGCAAATGTTCTTACAGCAAGGCAAACAAAACAACTCAACCCTAGAACACCAACACAAACTTAACGGTCTGTCTTTAGTGGAGTCTTGGATTGTTGAAGACCCTAAAATGGACAAGACTAAGTTATACGGTATGGAACTCCCTCAGGGGACTTGGGTGGGTGCTGTAAAGGTAAACAATGAACAAGTCTGGAATGAGTTTGTAAAAACGGGTAAGGTTCGCGGGTTCAGTATCGAGGGCTACTTCGCTGACAAAATGGAGCGACCCAAAGACAAAACTTTAAAAGACGAACTAGCTAAGATTGAGGAAGAGGAAGCTGAATACTTGCTAAAACAAGTGACAGCAATAATCAAAAAAGACAATCGATACAAGAGCGGTAAAAAGACCACTTTAGAAAGTTACACAGACTATCCAGATGCAGTAAAAAACAACGCTCAAAAAGGTATTGACCTTAATAAAAAGGTAAACAACAAATGCGCTACAGAGGTAGGCAAAATAAGAGCGCAGCAATTAGCCCAAGGCAAAGCAATAAGCGAAGAGACAATAAAACGTATGTATTCATTTTTGTCAAGAGCAGAAGAGTATTACGATGAGACAGACAAAGAGGCTTGTGGTACTATTTCTTATTTATTGTGGGGCGGTTTAGCTGGTAAAAGATACGCCGCTAAAAAACTAAAAGAGTTTGGGGAGCTTAGTTTGGCTTCAATGGTTGTAAACGAGGACTTCGCTATTATAGACGATAGACTTGCTTACTCAACCGAAGAGAAAGCCAAAGAGATGGCCTCTAATATAGGATGCGAAGGAATACACCAGCACCAATATGAGGGTAAAAATTGGTATATGCCTTGTGAATATCATTCAAAAGAGGATATGTACACTCACAAATGTCCTAAAGGTTACAAGAAAAAAGACGGCAAATGCGTAAAGATGGCTGAGGTAGGAGAGAGAGGTGGTATAAGACCAAGCAAGAAGGCACCTAAGAGTGACACTAAGAACCCAAACCCTAAAGGCAAAGGAACAGCCAAAGGGGATGCTTCTACAAGCAGAGGGGCAAAAGTATCAAAGGCAGATGAGGCCACCTTAAAAAAAAAGTCTGATGACTTTAACGAAAGATACAAAAAAAAGCTAGGCTATGGCGTAAACGTAGGCACTCTTAAGGCTGTATTTCAAAGGGGTTTAGGGGCTTTCAATACAAGTAGAAGCCCTAGAGTCAGTTCTCCTTCGCAGTGGGCTTTTGCAAGGGTCAATGCGTTTTTATACTTAGTAAAGAACGGCAGACCCCAAAACAGAAAATACACTGGCGACAATGACTTACTCCCTAAAGGACACCCAAAGAGCGACAAGAAATGATAAGACGAATCAAAAGGTTTATAACACCAAGTAGAACCAGCCCCAAAGGGGGGCGCAGAGCTTGTCTATGTGAGGACAATACTTATAAGATTGAGTGCTGCGATGGTTCACTAAGGGCGCAAGGGATTGGAAAAATATCAAAGTAAAAATGCAAAATTAATTTTTAAACATTATATATTAATATGAAATCAAATGATATGATAACTAAAATCAAAGAGGTTTTAAACTTGACAGAAGAGGTCAAGCTAGAACAACTAAAACTTGAAAACGGCACTATCTTAGAGGCAGACTCTTTTGAATCTGGTAAAGAAGTCTTTATAATTACAGAAGACGAGAAAGTAGCCCTACCAGTTGGGGAGTATGAATTAGAGGACGGCCGCAGCTTACTTGTTGAAGAGGTGGGCTTAATTGCTGAAATCAAAGCAGAAGAAGAAGAAAAAGAAGAAGAGGTAGAGGCAGACGAACACAAAGATGAAGAGAAAGAAGGCCTACAATATGTAACAAAAGAAGAGTTCAAAAAAGAAATGGACGAACTCAAGAAACATATTAAAGACCTTATGGATCACAAAGACAAGGAAGAAATGAGTGCTGACGAAATGGGCAACCTATTGACAGAGGAATTGTCAAAACAAGAAATCCCAGACGAGGTACAAGTAGAACTAAACAAGCCAGCAGCGGAGCCAATCAAGGCAAACCCAGAGGCTGAGTTAAAAAATACTGGAGGTTATAGATTTGGTAATAACAGACGTAAAACTACATCCGACAGAGTAATGGAACGAATATTAAAAATTAACAACTAAAAATAAAATAAAATGAGTGTAACAGTAACAAGTTCTTATGCTGGCCAGTTTGCTGGGAAGTATATCGCAGCATCTTTACTAGCTGCAAAAACTATCGATGACGGAGCAATAACAGTGCTTCCAAACATCAAATACAAGGCAGCTATGAAAGTAGGGGCTTTTTCAAACTTAATTAAAAACGCAAGCTGTGACTTCGATACTTCGACTTCTAGCTTAGCTTTGACAGAAAAAGTCTTAACTCCAAAAGAGTTACAAGTAAATATCGACATTTGTAAAAAAGACTTACATAGTGACTGGGAAGCTGCTCAAATGGGCTTTAGTGCTTTTGACGAATTGCCTCCTTTATTCTCTGACTTTGTTTTATCTAGAGTGGCTGCTGAGGTTGCTTCTGCTACAGAGTCAAATATTTGGAGCGGGACAGACACTGACGGAAATTTTGAAGGCTTTAAAGCTAAATTAGCTGCGGACTCTTCTGTAATTGACGTTACAGCTACAGACATCACTTCTGCTAACGTAGTTGCTCAAATAGGGGCTGTTGTAGATGCTATTCCTTCTGGAGTATATGGCTCAGAGGATTTATACATCTACTGTGCGCAAAACGTATTTAAGGCTTATGTAAGAGCTTTAGGTGGGTTTGCTGCAACAAACAGCGGTGTAGACGCTAAAAGTCATACTTTCTACAACGGTGGGGAGTTAAGCTTTGACGGTGTTAAATTGTACCCAACAAGTGGAATGGGTGCAAATGAAATGGTTGCCGCTAGAAGTTCAAACTTATTCTTTGGAACTGGTTTATTAAGTGACTACAATGAAGTTAAAGTTATAGATTTAGCCGATATTGACGGGAGCCAGAATGTTCGCGTTATAATGCGTTACACAGCTGGGACTCAAATTGGAGTTGGTTCAGACGTAGTTCTTTATACTTAATAACAACAATTAACTAACATAAGAAGGGTGGGCAAAACTGCCTACCCTTTTTTATTAAATCTAAAAATATGGCTTGTGCAATCACAAAAGGTAGAGGGGTAGGATGTAAGACCGCCTTTGCTGGAATCAACAACATTTACATACTAGACTACAGCGACACTATTGCAGCTTTAGGGGACTCAAGCGGAACAATAACACTGCCTACGGATAACAGTGCAGAGTTCTTTAAGTTTGAAGTACAAGGGGCTTTAAGTAGCCTTGAGACTGCTGTAACAAGTTCAAGAGATAATGGGACTACTTTTTACGAAAGTACCTTAAACATCACTTTTCAAAACTTAGACGTAGCAACTCAAGAAGAGCTAAAACTCTTAAACAGAGGAAGAGCACACTACGTAGTTGAGTTATTTCAAGACGGTGCTGGAAACACTAAAAGACTTTTACTTGGCCGAGATAACGGCTGTGAGGTTACTGCTGGAACAATCGTTAC